ATTGCCCGAACAAAAGATCCAAATCTTGAAGTCGCAGACTGGAAGAACATCACTGCCCGCTGGAATAGGCTGATTGGCTGTGTAAATTTATCCGGTATTACTATTCTTGCAATTGCGTCTTTTAGCCCAGCAAACAGTTCCTTGGGGGCGCGAACCGTTCCTCCGGCAAGGAACTTTTCTATCGGGACAGTTCTTGGGGCAAAGCCCTTAACCATCATCTCCGCAAATCGCTCTGAAACCTTTGCAAGCTTGTCTGCCCCAGCAAATATCTTGTCTGTAAAGGTTGGACCAGGGGCGCCAACAAGGGTGTTTGGTATTACCCTTCTGGCAATAGCATCCTTTAAGCCGGCAAACAGCTCCGTAGGAGCTTTTTTGGTGCCGCCAGCAAGGAACCCAGCTATAGGGGCAGTCTTTGGCGTAAAGGCTTTTACCATCGCCTCTGCGTATCTCGTAATAATCTTGTCAAAGTTCTGCATGGTGAAGATCCTTGCTGGAGCACCTGCGAGACGGATCATCATTCTGTGGAATGCCATGAATGACTTTTCAAACGCGGTTGTTATTCTTGCAGCGTAAAGACCAGCCGTATCGGCAACCTTCCCGGTCAGATATTTAATTCTTTCCTGGATTACCTTAAAGATTGAAACCCCGTACATCGAAGGAGATCCGCCAAGAACCTGTGGCCTTATGCGACCGGGGGCCTGCGCCACACTTCCCTGCGTAACATTAAGAAGGACTCTTTCAAGCCTTCCAATTATTGCCCCAAATCCAGAAGGCCTACCTGGAGCCCCAAGGGTTCCAACTGGCACTTGCGTTGCCGTTCTTCGAACAACAGCTTCTATTATTCGATTAATTGGGCCAACTCTTTGGCCGACAGAAGCCGCCGCTTGCCCAGGGGCTTCAAACGGAAGTCTGTTTGGACGAAGCCCACGAATTGCCCGAACAAGATACCCAATAGGCCCGCCAGTAACCCCCTGTTTTGGCATTGCAAATGGAACCTGGGCGCCAGCCAACGAAAGCCTGCCCGCCCTATTCATCCCGGCGGCTGCGGCTCTCCTTACGCTTCCAACAATATCTCCACCAGTGCCCCTCGGGCCAGTTGCCTTAACTGCATCCATAAATGGAACAAAGACCCTGGGGACAAGGCTAAAGATAGTAGAATTAAACTTAAGCGCAGAGGCAAGAACAAATGACTTCAGCAGCCGGTTAATTGCAGAGAACGCAGCCTTTGGCAAGGCCTTTGCGGCCAAGCTAAGCGACTTAGTAAAACTGCCAATAGCAATCCCGGCAGACTTAATCCCGTTAACGCTCTTAACAACAAATCTAAGATTTCTTAAGACCTTAAACAGGCCTGCAATGGCCTGGGTAAAGGCGTTGACTCTTACATTTACGTTGAGAGAAGGATCTGCAAACTGGTTTCCAAGGGCAGAGAGGGCGGCCTTTAGTCCGCCGCCATCTTTGGCAAGGGCCCTTAGTCCGGTTATTCCCCCTGGACCAGTTCCTGACTGCAACGCGGCATCGATTGCGGCTCTTCTTGCCGCCATCGCAGCATCATATGCACCCTTGCGAATAACTCCTTCGTTAAGCAGCTTCTTTAGAACTTGGCTTGAGAGCATCTTTTTATCGGCTGCTGGAACAAGAGTCTTTTGCAGATTCCCAGCAACGGCACCATATCCAGTTGGAACACCAAGTCTACCAAGCGTTCCAACTGGAACTTGCGCGGCCCCTCGTTGCATGACTGTTGTCGGGCCCCTCTCGAGAAGGGTCGACATAGGAAGTAGCTTTGCGGTAAGGGTTCTTATTGCTGACTCAAATTTTCCAAGAAGTCCGCCAGTTGCAGCAATTGGGTTTCCGCGAACATCCATGCTGGCCGGTGTGCCCATCATGACCTTCCCAAGCGGCGTAAGCATTTTCTTCAAAAGAAGCACACCAGCAGCCATTCCTAGAATATTTGGCAGGAATGGAAGAGCGTTAATTAGCTCAAGGATACTATTAAACAAGGCCAACATCTGCCTTAGGATTGGGACCATTAGGGAGAGAGTGGCAACTAGACCAATAAAGAAGTCGGTTCCGACTCCTTCCATCATTTTGGCCAAAAGCGGCAAAATTTGTTGTTTAAAGTTTCTTGCCAAGTCAGTTAAAGACGCAGCAATTCCGGATATGCCTCTAGCAAATCCAGATCCGCTTTCGGTAGAAAGTAAATCCTTAAAGTAAGTAAGTGATACTGTTACTGCTGTAAGGCTAAGGAGCAGCGGATTCGCGTTCCATGCAAGAGACAACACCTTAAAGCCAATGGCAGCAGCAGCAAGGCCCTTGGCAAGTGGGAATCTCATCAAATCTGCAACAATTTTTAGCCCCCCGCCAATTCTTGAAATAAACTCCTGTGCAGCTCCTCTTGTCTTGTCGAATGTAGTAGTTACTATCTTTATGGACCTTACAGAATTTGATGCATTATCCCCAAAATCTTTCATATCTTGGGCGGCCTGACCAAGTAGGTCCTTTGCCTCATCTGAAAGCTGCTTAAATGTCTTAAATGGAATAACTCCGTCCATGCTGCCGCTAACACTGTGGAAGAAATCTACAGTCCTTTCTTCCATGAGGCTAAACGCTCCAGTAACCTCACCAAAGATATCTATAATCCCGCTAATTATCGAAGAAATGCCACTGTAGATAGATCCAACTATTTCCTGAACAGGACCAACAATTTGTGAAAAGCCTTTTGCAACATTTTTAACAACGTTTGAAACAAACATTGACTGCAAGAACCTGCCAAGCTCAATCATTTCGTCCCGAATAGACTCGAATATTGGCTTTGTAATATCGGCAACAAATGCCTGGGTTACGTCGGCAAGCGTTGAGAATGCGCCCTCAAACGTCTGTGAAAGTTTTCTCATGCCGCCGCCGTACTCTTGGCCAAGCCCCTCAATGATTGCGCTTGCTGCCGCACCACCTGCAATTTGACCGCTTTGCGTCAGGTCTCTAATTGCTTCAATCGGGTCGTTTGATACTCTTGTAAAAATGTCTGAAATTGTTGAACTTGAAGACTTAGCAATTTTTACCTGGCTTCTTGTTGCCTTGTTTGTTGCTGCGTTTATTGCTGCAACAAGGTCGTCGTATCCTTCCTCCGTTTTGACCGTTGTTTCGTCAATGACTTTTCCGTTATGGGTAATGCTTATGTCCCCAAGCTTTACAAAGTCCCGAAGAAGCGCCTTTGAGAGAATGTCATAACCAGCAATACCAGCGTTGGCAAGCTGCATCATGTCATTTTGGTAGACACGACCTGCTTGACGCATTTGCCCAAGAGCGTAGGTAATTCTAAAGATCTTGTCGTCTTCGCCACCAAGTGCCGCTACCGCGTCTCCAATTGACTGCATGTTTGGCATGATTTCCGCAGTCTCAAATCCAAACGCTCGCATTCTTCTTGCGGATTCTGCAAGTTGCGGGAATCTAAACGGCGTTACGTTAGCAAATTTTTTAATTGCCTCAACAAGACCCTCGGCTTCTTCTTTCGCCTTTTTAAAGTTAACTTCCATTCCCTCTGCTTTTTGCTCATTCTCAAAGAGTGTCTGGAAGGCAACCGTTGCCGTTTCAATGGTAGAGTTGAACTTGACAATGCCGTCCTTTAGGTGGGCAAGAATGCGACCAAAGGACTGCGCGATTTCTCGCGTTATTTCCTGGGTAAATCCGAACCTGATTTGCTGCGCAAGATTCCCAAGAATGCCCATTGCATCGTTAGAGAACTGCTGTACTCCGCCAGTTGAGATCTGTGGGCCCATCGGGCCGCCAATCTGCCGCGGCACGCCAAACTGACCAGCCGGCGCGCTATAGCCCCTGTCTCTTCCGCCACCACCAAATCTATTGCCGCCACCGCCGCCACCCGTTCTGACAGGTCGCTCGCGTGGTGGTCGCCGCCCGCCACCCGCCGCAGCCTCTTCGCGGATCTGATCGTAGTAATTCAGCCTTTGCTGGAGTGGCATTGCGCGAACGACAGCCCGTGAACTCGCCCCAAACCTACTCCCTCTATCGCGTTCAAATCCAGGCCCTTGAATCCTTTTCGCAAGCGCATCCTGCCGCGCGCGAATCCGACTGCCCGCAGGGGTATCGTAGAGCCTTCTGCCGCCAGCGCCGCTGCCAGTAATGCTTGGAATCCTTCCGCCCTTCATGCCATTGGCGGTCTCCAGGATCTGCTTGATCATTAGCAGGGCTTCATTAATACCCGCTAGTCGCTGCTGGCTTGGGAACTTAGTTGAAGCAATTGTTGCGCCAATATTGCTGATGGCGGCAAAGTCCATGGTCCCAAGCGTGCTGAACATCTTTGGAATAAACGAAAGCGACTTCTTGAATTCTTGCATGTTGGCAAGAAGGGTTTTGGCAGGAGTCTTTGTGTTGATGGATGAAAGCGCGTCTAGGATTTTATTGACTAATCTCAGAGCAGCAATAATGTTTCCAGCGTTCTTTGTGTTTGGCGCCTTACCCCCAAACGAAGCAGCAAGACTGTTAAGGTCCTGAATCAGCTTCTTGAACGCAGAGACGTTTGCGCCCTTTGGTGGCGCCTTGACTGTTGCAAGCACCTGCATCAAGCTGGCGATTTCCCTTAGGGAAGCGGACATCCCCTTTGGAATAGTTGCCTTCGGAATAAGCGCAAGCATCTTCCCGACTTCGGACATCTGTGAAGCAAGTTCCTTAAGTGGGCCAATGTCCACCTGCGGGATGGCAATAGTCGCTCCCGGAACAAACTGCATGCCCTGCCCAGTGAAAGCCTGCCCCGTGAAAGCCTGTCCCTGTGGCGCACCACCAGCCGCCCGCGCCGGAGCACCACCAAGTCCCATTTGCGCGTAGGCTGCGCGTCTCTCGTGAAGCGGCATTGAGCGGACACGCTGCATTGCAAGCTTGGACCGAATTGCAGCGGTTGTGGCTACGCCTGGCTGACCCTTTTCAAGCTCGCCGCCGACTTTAGTTTGGTCTGCAAGAGCCCCCTGGCGGAAACGAACCTCTCTCCTAAGAGCCCTTATTCTTTTGGCAACCTCTTTAGCCTGATCCCTCTCTTGCGCGGCCTGTGCCTTTGATGCCTTTCCTGCGGCAAGGTTCTCAGCAATTGCCTTCCCAGGATCGACGCCAGGGGCCACATCAACACCAAGGCGAGCAGCCACGGCAGTTGCCGCCGTCCCCTTGAAGTCCTTAAGAAAGCGCTTTCTTAGCGCCGCGGGGGTAAGCTTTTTCCCCTTTTCAGCAGCGATATCCTGTCGCTCTTTTACAAATTCAGGAGCCGTCTGCTCCATCTTTACCCCGCCCCTTGTAAACGTGCGCTTAACGGTCGGATCTGCCATTGCTTCATCGATGGCGGATGCAAGTGCTTTTCCTATTGGGCCGCTAGATCCAACCCCACCCTTTGACGGCCCCTTGAGAAGGCCAGCAAGAGAGTCCGCAACTTGACTCGTAACCTTTGCCCCAGTGGCTGGGTCAATCTTCATCGCCTTTGCGCGAACGTCCTGAACAATGCCAGCAATTTCCTTGGCGGTTTCGCTTACAAACTTGGTCTTATCAAGGTCAAT